ATTCTTATCGAAGACACTAAATTTCCTGAAAGAAGTAGATTTTGGTTGGGAAGTATAATTTCTCAACCACAAAAAATTGGATACGATTCGAAATTCACAGCACTTTCAACAACAAATCTCGGACTTACATCTCCAGAAAAAGCACCAATAACCTATCCAGATGCTGATGGAGTTTTCCTTACAAAAGATGATGTTGGTATTGTTGGGAAAGTGAATACTGATGTTATTTTGAGATTAAATGAAGTATATATTAGGGCTGGAAAACATGAAAATGATGATATATTAAAACTCAATACCAAAAATCCAGCATCAATTAATTTGGTTTTCGAACCAATTGATGGGAACACAAATAGTTATTATAGTGGTACAATTATTCAGAGTGATAAAATTGCAATAATTAGTCATAATGGAAATCCTAAATTTAAAGCAGCAAGAATAACACCAGAAGACAGAACAAGAATTTTTGAAGAAGGACATCCGATAGCACGTGCAGATGTTTTAGTTGAAGCATTAGAAGTCATTAGAGTAGCATTGATTAATCACATACATGGATATTCTGCACTACCTGCCGATAAAACTGCCGTAATAAAAAAACTTGAAGAACTACAATTCGAACAAATTATGCAAAAAAACATTGTAATAAATTAAATTTATTGTATTTTTGCTGCAATGATTAATGTTCCAGATAAATTTTATACTACATTTAATGATGCTACGTATCATGATGAACCGCATAAGTATTATGTGGGTGGTAAGGAATTGATTAGTGTTACTACAATTCTACATCAATACCAAGAAGAATTTAAAGAAGATTATTGGGCAAAAGTTAAAGCCGAGGAATATGTACTCAGCGAACATGAAGTTTTACGTGCGTGGAAATTTATAAATAAAAAAGGTACAATTAAAGGTTCTGCCATTCACGATTATGCAGAAAATCTGTTTTTAAATAAAGTGTTTCCATATCCAAAACAATTAATACTTGAAGAGTTTGGTTTTGACCCTATACTCTCCGAATATGAAATAACTAAAAAACATGTCGATAGATTCTATAATGATGTTCAGGGTAAACTAATTCCGATACGAACTGAGATGATTGTATACGATAGTGAGTCGTTAATTGGTGGGATGCTTGATATGTTATTTTATAATGTCAAAAAAAAGGAATTTGAGATTTGGGACCATAAAACAAATAAAAAACTATCACTAACATCAGATAGAAAAATGAAGGGTGAACTTTATATGTTAGATGATTCTGACTTAAATTTATATTCTTTACAATTAAGTTTTTATAAATTAATTATTGAAAAAAATACTGGAATCAAATTAGGTGACTCATATATCATATGGTTCTCCCATAATAACGAAAACTATGAAGTTATTAAAATAAAAGACTTTACATATTATGTAAATATTATTATGAGTAATAGGATTGATGAACTTAAAGTAGCATAAATTTTTCTCTTTTTCTCCATAAACTAAGATTTGGTAAATCTTGGTATAAATAATTTTGAAATAATTTAATATCTTTTTTATTGGTTACTCTAATTTGAGAAGAGTAGGCATTCCGACTCTCGACAATTCTTTCCTTATATTTCTCAACCCCAATATTATCGAATAATTCACATACGAAACCCCATTCTTGATTTTTTGGACCAGTAAACGTAACGGAATGATGTCCTTTAGGAAAAATACTAACAGACCCATCACCATCAAAAAACCCTCTAAACCAAAATTGTTTTTCCTCATTATTTAATCTGCTAATTATTTTAATTGGTGATTCATTTTTATTTCTATAATCCATTTCAATTAAAAATTCACCTAATTCTCTATTAGAAGTCCAATTAACTTCAAGAATATTATTTTTCTTAGTATATGAACCTTGATTTCTGGTTTCATACAATCCCCAATTACCAGTGTATTGAAATATTTTTCTAAAATCTTTATTATCTTCTTTTTTTGCCGAGTGTTTTATTTGTGGTGTTTTTGCATTATTGTTCGCAAAAATTACAGTTCCATCTGCCCATAATAATCCAAGAATATATGCATGTGCCAAAGTATCAATATTTTTAAATCCTTCGGCACTTACTTTCGATTTTTTCATAAAAATTTGTTTACGTTTCCCATTATTATTTTTAAAAAAACCATGTATAAATACATGGTTTAGATAATTTCCATCATATGTCTCAATATTACAGATTTAAAATACAACGCCAAGGCTGGATTTCCAGAGTAATGTTTGTTAATTCATCATTAGTATAATCGTTATCACCGAAATCAATACTTGTAATCATACATTGTTCCAAGAACCATTTTTCAACTTCAACACCTGTTGGGTCTAATGACTTAAGTGTAATGTCTTTTTTGTAACCTGCTGCGTAACCCATACGACCTGTAAGTGATTCTGCGTGCAAACGAACCCATTCCATAAGTTGCTGTGATGTAGAAGGACCTATCGGGTCAAGGAAAGTAATCGACATTGTATCCCAAGTATATCTACCAGCAACGTAGTTCTGTTCGTTCATATATTGAATAGGTACACTATTAATTTTCATTGAGGGTCTTTTAAACTTCTGAACTTTCCAAACCTGAATTCCTAATGCATCATCGAATACTGCGAAAAATCGATTAACACGTTTCGGTTCATATTCGAACGGCATTGTTCTTATCATTGTTTCTTCTGCTGCCATTTTATCTAATTGTTAATTTTTGTGTTTATTTTTGTATTTTATAATAAATACTCTGGTAATTGAAAACTACACTGAATATAAATAACAAATTTATTTTGGCATCTGACCAGTCCTCTGAAAATGTCTAAATTCTTTATGACTCAGACTTTCAAATGTACGTGGTTCGGATTTTTCAATAATTTCTTCTTCCTTTTCACCATCTTCTTTACTATCATCTTCATAAACTGGAGATTCTGTTTCTTTACTTACAATTTCATCCTCAAGAAATTCAGGAATAATATTAATTTCCTCATTAATATTTACTTTTATTTTAGGTTCTTCAACAACTTGATTGAGAACATTTTTTTACTTCTTCCCATAAATTTAAAATTTATAATTATTTTCCATAAATACTTGAAAAAGAAAAACCCGCCAAATTAACGGGTTTTTCTTAATATGAAATCATTTTATTATGCTCCAACATCAGCGAAACTTGCACCAGAAGGAGTAATTGTGAAGGTGATACCAATGAATTCAACTGCACGAGTTGGTTTCAAGAATATCTCACCAAATAACTCATTTCTATCACGAGTTTCAGGAGTATTATTACTATTATCCATTTTAATTCTGAAGTCAGTTAAACCTCTTTCTCTCTTAATACTATCAAGAATTGGGTTTGCTTTATTCAAGAATTGATCAATTGTTGTTTGGTCATTCTGTTCGAATACAAGTCTGATTGCAATATTAGCAATAAGAACTTTTATTTGAAGTAATAGTCTACGAACATTAATTCTGTCAAGAGCACTTTGTTTAACCTGAAGTGTCTTTTGTCCGAAAATTGCAGTTCCAGCATCAGCAAAGTCAGCCATTGGGTTAACTCTACCTGCGTAAAGAATATCACGTGCTTCCAAAGAAAGTTTATATTGTGATTTTCTTGCATTAGTTACACCACGATTAAGACCAGCAGGTGCAAACCAAGGGAATGAAACGTTATCAGTAAATGCCATTGCTTTTACAACTTCACCAGTTGCAGGAATATACATATTCACATTATTTTGAGTATCTCGCATTTGAATCCAAGGATAGTAAGTACAACTATAACTACTATCAATTTCTGTATCTCCAAGTAATTGAGCAATTTGTTCTGCTGCAAGTACATCTGCTTTACCACCATCACCAATTGTTGATACTAAATCAACTGTTCCTTGTGGAGAATCAATAACATATAGCGTATCGGTTCTTTGTTGTTCAATCATATCGATTGTGTTTTGAACCAATGTTGTTTGATCTGCCCAATTAATACCCGGAGTAGAGAAAAGATTAATAGTTATATTTTCAGGATTACTGAAAGTATCAATTGCCATTTCCCATGCTTGGAAATCATTTGTTGGAATAACCAATGGTTGACCCGGATAACCACTCTGTCTTCCACCCTGAATATAAGCATCACCATATGAACGTTCTCTTCTATTAACATCCCAACCATCAAAACCACCAGCAGGAACTAAGGTAAATTTCCTTTTCTTTGAGTCATAATATGGGTTTGTTACTTGTTCAACTTGTTGATATGTGCTAAAATCACCAGCACCAACTTCGAAATATTCAGCTACACCACTAATAAATACTGTTGTAGCACCACTATCCATATGAAAACCTTTTGATTTAGTAAAATCATCAGAGTCTTGTCCAGAATACCAATTATTAAAATCAAAAAAATCTTGATTAATACCATCACCAGTATATGCAAGTTCAGATACGCCTAAATATGTTTTAGCAACCTTATCAGTATCGGCATAACTTGTTTTGTAAAAGATTTTAGGCGCAATACCTTCAACAGAAGTGTCTGTAACACCACTACTGTAATTATTGAACATAAATCCTTCAAAACCTGCTGGGAAAACATCCAATGGAATTTCTTCAGCGATTTCA